AGATAAACTGAACGAGATGGGAGATGAGTTTGGACTTAATCGTGTACGTATGGGTTGGCACTTCCCTTCAGACCATCATGCGGGACAGGAGTTAGCCTATAAGATCAACAGTATCCTGTGACAAAACTTGACAAAATCTCTAAATCAGTTATACTTATTACATGAAAAGTAACTTAGACCTAAACAAGGCAGACTCCTTCGTGAAGGAGATAGAGATTATAGTCGATAAATATAACATGGACTATATGGAAGCAATTCTGTACTACTGTGATTTACATTCTATGGATGAAGATCACGTGGCACAGTTTGTGGTCGGTCCTCTGAGAGAGCGACTGGCAAAGGAAGCACGTTCCTTGAATTTAATTTCTAAAAACGATGCATTAACATTACCGTTATAAATCGCATACAACGCAAATACGAAAGGAATATATGGATTTCACATCCCTCAAAAGATCCTCACAGTCAGACTTTGACGCACTCAAGAAAAAAGTAAATGAAACTGCCTCTGGTGGAGGTGGACAGCAGGATGATCACTTCTGGAAACCAGATGTCGATTCATCAGGCAATGGCTATGCTGTCATTCGTTTTCTGCCGGCACCTCCTGAAGAAGACCTGCCTTATGTACAGGTCTGGGACCATGGGTTCCAGGGAACTGGTGGGTGGTATATTGAGAAGTCCCTGACCACCATCGGTCAGAAGGATCCCGTCAGTGAGATGAACTCACGTCTGTGGAACAGTGGAGATGATTCCGATAAGGACATCGTTCGTTCACGTAAACGTCGTCTGTCCTACTACAGTAATATCCTTGTGATCAGTGATCCGAAGCGACCTGAGAATGAGGGCAAAGTTTTCTTGTACAAGTATGGTAAAAAGATTTTCCAGAAAGTGCAGGATCTAATCAACCCTGAGTTCCAAGATGAGGAACCCGTTAATCCTTTCGACATGTGGAAAGGTGCAAACTTCAGATTGAAGATTCGCCAGGTCGAGGGGTATCGAAACTACGACAAGTCTGAGTTCGACATGCCATCTGAGATTGAAGGTGGTGATGATAGACTTGAAGAGATCTGGAAGAGTCAGCACTCATTGAAGGCATTTATTGACCCGTCCACCTTCAAATCATATTCTGAGTTGGAGACAAAGTTGCATCGTGTACTTGGTATTGAAGATGCAGGACGTGGCACTGCGAGTGCTATGGAGGAGAATGTAGATAACTATGGCTATCAACCTCCAAGTCAACCTGATCCGGAACGTGAGACTGCAGAACCTGCACAAGATATGCCTGTCGCAGAGAACGCCAACGTCTCTGAAGCATCTGGCGATGATGCTGATCTTGACTACTTTAAGAAACTGGCTGAGACTGCCTAAATCGTTTCTTAGTCTTGTACCATAGTAACCTTATGGTATAAGCAGTCATTCAGAGACAAGGTAAACCCAGTCTGGGTGTGATTAGATTTATTATGATCCAGACTGGGTACAACCCAACCAGTATCCAAATCCATTCCATTAATGCTTAGGTTTCATTTCGTGAGGATTGTATGAGATTCTCCGTGGACCCGTCAGTGCCCTCGCACCTGACATTGATCCTTGAGAGGCACCAGCCATTACAGCATCAGGTATCTGTGACATTATAGCAGTACTCTGTGCTCCTTGTTCTGCCATCATAGCCATCAACTGAGTCATCTGACCATTACCTCCACCATTCATAGCACCTGCTTGTAGCAGAGCATCGGTGGTCTGCGTTTTCATATCCGCATTTGTTTTGACTAGATCCTTGATTGCATTCGCGTATTCAGGACGAGCGAACATCTGTGCTGCCTGGAGAAATAGTTTTGCTGAGTTTTCAGCGAGGACTACCTCATTGGCGTGTAGGATAGCAGGTACCTGATCACCCGTTATCCTCTGTGGAATCAATCCACCTGATCTTCCCCCTGCTCCATTGTTCAGACCTTTCTCATCTTTCGGCATCATGTCCACAATCATCTGCTTCATGTTTGCTTTGAAGTTATCTATTGGGCTAAATGTACCGTAGTCTTTACCTGCCTCGATGCCTTCGAAGAAGGGAAGTGTTATGAGTTTTTCTGCTAGTAACTTAAATGGATTGGGGAAATCGAAGGAGAACTTTGCTGCGACTGCTTTCATATCAAATGTAAAGAACTCACCGATCCATTTCTTGACCTTTCCTATCATTGCATTGATAGACTCACCAACCATGTCAGCGAAGTCAATGGTCTTATCGATACCTTCACCAATCGCCTTACCCGTATCAGATTCCTTGAATCCTTTTGCCAAACCTTGAAAGGATGCTATGGCAGGTTTAATCCAATCAGGTACAAGTGCCATCCAGTTGAACTCGACTTCTTCTCCCTTTTCTTTTGCTTCCTTCCTGCCGTACATTAATTTCCATACGAACTCAGGCATGAAGTTTTTGGCCCACCACTCTAAACTCATGAGGTTTTCTAATGTGAAGGTTGACTTGGCTTCATCCGTGACAGTTACCTTGGTGTCTCTAAACAGTTTTACCAGGAAGTCAGGAAAGATGTTATACCATTTCCAGTTATCCACCATCTTGTCGAAACCCTTACCTACACCAGAGAATATGTCCTGCAAAAACTTGGGGAACAGATCATACCATGAGAACTTGACTTCGTCCTTGGCGTACTCACCAGTAAAAAACTTGACCAGAAACTCAGGGAAAATGTTGTACCACTTCCAATCCTTAGCAGACTCGCTTATCGCCTCTGCCGTGCCTCCGAAAAAGTCCTGCATCCATTTGGGAAATAGGTCAACCCAAGAAAACTCAGGGAAATCTACTTTAATGTAGTCACCTTGCATCAGTTTCAGCAATGCAGGTGGGAAGAAATCCTCCCAAGTAAAGGTGAGATTTTTGAACCACTCAGGTGCCAGTGCCTCATACAGTTTGGTGATAGGTTCTACTACGAGTGAGTTCCACTTTTCACTGAACCAGGTTCCGATAGAATCAAAACCTTCAGCCAGTTTCTTACCACCGACCCAACCAAGTATACCACCAAGTACGGCACCGATTATACCACCAACTATAGGACCAACGACTGGAACAACGAGACCAGCAGTTGCACCTATACCTGCCCACTTACCAGCATTCTTGAATGCGTTAACGATTCCACCTTCTCCTTCGCCAGCGAAAAATCCTCCAAGGAAACCTGAGATTTTTGTTACTCCCCAATCCTCTGATTCTGTCCAACCTGAAATACCATCAGAGATTGCTTCTGCTATACCTATAACAGCACCAACTAATGGGATATATCTCAGAGCAGTCTTTGCTGCTTGCTTAGCACCTGTCTTTAGTGCAGTAGGTAATGCTGCCTTAACTGCTACCCATGCTGCGGTAATTGCGGACAAGATCTTACCTGCCAACAGGACACCGAGTCCTGCTAGACCAGTCTTAAATCCCTTGAGGAGATCACCTGCCTTAAAACTTTTGAAAGCATCGCCAAGTTTTGAGCTACCCAATTTCTCCATCTTGTTTTTATCTTTGGCTTGTCTTGCTTTTGCTTTCTCTCTGGCTGCTTTTGCATCCTCATACCTTTTCCATAGGCTAGTGTGGTACTTGTTTGCTTTTAGGATAGCACCCAACAATCCATGTTGTTGCTTCCACTGATGATGCTTTCCTTTGTCAGATCTGGTTGCCCGTCTCTTCTTTTCTGCCTCTATCTTATTATCATTTTCGATAGAATCTTTGACCATGTCTTGGACACCTTCCAACTTCCTTTCCATAATCTGTTGCAATCGAACCACTGCTTTTTCAACCCCAAACACTTGGTTTATAAGGGTCTGGTTGTTTTGTGCTTCTACACTTTCCGTTTGGTAATTTGCCTTCATCAATGCGCCAATACTCTTGGCGAAATTGGTAGACATTTCCTTATTAGATTTAAGTAGTGCTTGTAATTGCTTATCGTTCATTTATTCCTATTGATCGAAAAGGTTGGTCATTCCGTCACCTGATTCTTTTTCTTTTTCTAATGCTTGCATAACCTGGGCTATGACTATTTGCCTCTCCCAAGGCATCATACTGTACAAATCTTCCATAGTGTATTTGTGGTACCGATGCAGGGCAAAGGTTGTCTTGTAGTGATTCTCAAGAGTATCATGAGAGAGGCAAATCAGAAAAAACTATTAATGCCCCGCAATTCTCTTTCAAATGGTGCACCACAAGTCTCACACTTTGGAACTTTTACTGTATGCTTGACAGTTGGCATATCCTCAAAGAACTTCTGCAACTTCATGAACTGCTCTGTGTTCATGGAGTTTACGAATGCATCCAGTTCTTCCTTCGATACACTCTGTGCATCATGGGTCTCACCATCTGTCGTATAGATTTGATCTATACAGGCACGTATCATAGTAAAGGATGATTCCTGTAACTGATCTTCATCTAGCTGAGCGAACTCATCCATCATCGCCATGGTAGGATACTTAAGTTTTATACCTACCTTCTTGTCTAGCATTATATCATTTTTCACATCTTCATCCATGTGAACTTTGATTTCTCTTAAATTGATTTCGACTTCCGTTGACTCACATCCTTCCTTGTGTGTTAACCCAAGTGTGATGGTTGCCCCTACCGATTCTGATCTGAGTCGGAGGAATATGAACTCGATATCAAATGCAGGCAATTCGTCAAGGTTCATTTTCTCACCTTGTATACAATTGCCCAGGACTTGCTTCATTGCTGGTAGCATGTCCTCCATGTTGTCACCTGCTTGTAGCAGGATTTTCTCTTCTGCGACCAGGAAAGGTCGTAGAGTCAGTTTGTCGCCAGTCGAGGGTTGCCGAACCTCAAAATTCTTGACTGCTAATTGGGGTAAAGCCATTCAATCCTTTCATTATTATCCTGTCACCGAGTTTGTTGAAGCACTCTTCTTAGTCCAATCATCCCACCTCACATCTTCAAACTTCCTGATAGCAAATGTAACAGCAAGTTTTAATGAATCGCCACCTGATGATGCATCCATCGACACAGCACCCATGGTTTTAGGGAAGGCATTATGGAACTTAATATTGACAGGTTTGGAATCTCTATCAACAGTTGGTGAGGCAATACCTGCACTCATACCTGAACGAGTTACATTCTGATTGACCGTAGATACATAGATCGGACATGAATAATCATTAAGATATCCGACATATGCACTTACAGGATTTACAACCAGATTTATCCATGCGTTGAAAAAATTCCAAATATTCATATTATTGGTATTATTATCCATAGTAAAGTTGACTGTTAAGTCTGAATATTGTATGTTATATCCCATTGGCGTAGGGACATTCTGCGTAAAAATCTCTTTTGTGAGCAAACCTTTTGACGGCAGTTCCACACTGCTCGCCTGTATAGTCAGATCGCCAGGGGTCATTCCACTTAATCCTTTAAGTGTATCCCCATCTTTTTTGGTCTTTGTACCACGTCCACCATCTGCACCATCGAGGTCTATGTAAACCAAAAAGGAGTTACTTCGAGCGAAACCTCCACGTTTCTCGAAATGGTTTACTATTCTGTCTATGCCTAAACTATCGCTCATGCCATCATCCTTTTAGAATCCTTGTAAACTTGACTCTCCGATGCCTTCTGGAATCTTGCGACAGGCATGAAGATTGCGACATCCCATTCATCTGCTGGTACCTGTACTGCCATTTTCACTCGGTTCATAAGGTATTTCTTTACGGCAGGTTTGACTTCAGGTATCTTCTGTAACTGTCTCCAGTTCAGTCTCAGAAAGGTATTTGAGTCTGCCTCTTTTGCGTTTCTATATCTGTTTAGTTTATCCATCAACTGTGCCCGCATGTATGGGGTCAGATAATGGAGGTTAAGTCCCATCAGATGGGGTGGTTGAAAATCAAAGAAAATCGTTAATGGGAATCTGTCCCAGTAAGGTAATGTCTCCTTGTACTTTGCATCGTACTCAAAAAAGAACATCTTACCATAAACTACTTTCCGACTTGTAAACCTTGTTCTATCATACCCACCTCTGCGAAACAGATCTTCAGGTTTTATGCCCTTCAGTCCAGTGCCTTTCAAACCTGCCCTAGACCTATTATAACTCGCCCGAGCGAGTTTTTTACCCTGCTGTATTTTGGACTTAAACCAGTTAGTTGCCTTTGTCTTCAGGTTGGCACTACTGCCTGTTCTCAGTGCATCTTTAAACTTATCGAGTAGAGTTTCTCTTAAGTCTTGTCTTTGTGTTGCCATTAGATTTTAAGTCCAAGTGTTTTGTTTAGATCTTTTTCTGTCCAGATCCTCCAGTTCAATCCTGCCCTATCGCAGAACTCCTTTGCTGCTGTCCACTTTGCTTCGTTTGTCTTCCATCTTCTCTGTTCTATAAAATATCTCTTATGCTTTGAGTTTTTTGGTGGACGTGTCTGCGATGCAGGTTTAATCTCTATCAACCATTTAGTTCCGTTTGTCAGTTCAAAGTAGAGGTCAGGGTAATAAGTATGCTTCCCTCCTCGCCAGTCATAGTAAGGGATCTTGATCTCCTCGCTGGCCCAGAACTTTACATTTTTCTGGTCTTCTAGGAACTGAAATGTCCTCAACTCCCAACGTGATCGATACGTAACATTATGATAGTTGCCAAGATATTTTTCTGGTTTCTTTATCTTGTATTTTCCACGGAGTGCCACGATTTATTTAGGACACCTAAATAAACCGAAAGGATTACAACATGGCAACAATAGAACTTACATGGCCCAAGACTCTGGGAGACCAGACTCAGGGGCAACCCAACTATATTCTGTTTACAGCCAAGGAGAGAGTGCTTGGACGTCAGGAGAGAATCCTGGGTTCAGTTGCACTTCCTATCCCGATCGGTGCATTGGCATCAACCTATAAAGCCAACTACGATCAGCAGGCACTAGGTGTTTTTGGTAGTGCTGCAATGGAAACTGCTAACAAAGCAAAGTTAAATGCAGGATCAAATGCCAAGCAGTTAGAGGCAGAGTTTGATGCTCAGGGGACAAAGGAGACTGCTAAGGAACTAATGTCTTCAATACAGGTAGGTCCCGCAGCATTAAATAAGTTTAAGAATAATGTGTTGGGTACAGTCAAAAATCCCTTTCAGTTTGTTTCGTATACAGGACCTGAGTTTAGGCAGTTTAGTATGAACTGGACTATGATACCTACGGACGATGGTGAAGCATCTACTATACATCAGATAGCTAAGTTTTTTAAGAAGCATGTCCTGCCAGGAGCAGGGTCACTTGGAGGCAAGGCAACTTACTTTGAGATGCCTCCGACATTCGATGTAGAAATGAAGGTTCATAAACTCGGTGACGGCACAGCCATTGATCTATCCAAGGGCAAAAAGGAAAGTGGCCGAGTTCATAGATTTACAAAGTGTGTATTGACAAATGTAGAGATAGACTACAATGGTATCGGTGCTCTTGTGCCGACGTTCTTTCATGATGGATATCCTACTGGCACGAAACTAACGATAGGATTACAAGAGACACAACTTATTACTTCAGGAATGGTAGATAAAGGATTTTAATGGCAACGGCACCTCCAAAACCACAGATACCAACGAGTCGATACTTTCAGCAGTTCCCCACAGTTCAGTTTGATATACTGAAAAATGGTAAGTTCAAGCAGGTACCTGACCTTACCTCAACTGCTAGGTTTCGTGGCGATGCCTTAGACTTGGTTCGTCAGTACCAACCCTATCGTATCCCTGACGGAGAGCGACCTGACATCACATCACACAAACTTTACAATGACGTCAGGTATATCTGGGTCATCATGTATGTGAATAACATACAGAACATATACACGGACTGGCCCAAGTCAGATACACTCATGGAGGAGAGGTTTTTCAGGAAGTACGGCAGTCCTGCTGCTGCACAGGCACTCATACATCACTACGAGGATGACAGAGGAAATGAGATTGACCGTGCGCAGTATGTCAAGGATACAGAGAACAATAAAATAGTCTCATCATTTGACTATGAGGTTCTACTGAATGAGGCGAAAAGAGATATCACAGTACCGCAACCTGCGTATCTGCCGACCTTGATCAATGATTTGCAAACTGTTTTCAATAGTCCCGTATAATGGCTCAGCAACAGCAACCAAAAACTCCAGGAGAGTTTACTATAACTGAATGCTCCATTCAGGCATTTAATGGAGCGATTTATGACATCAATGACAAGTGGATAATGATTGACATTTATGAGTCGATCTATTCACCGAGTCTGGAACTTGTCCTTACGATACAGGATGGCGTAGGTTTACTGGAGACTTTACCAATCATTGGTGAAGAAAAGGTTTTCCTGACCTACTACACAACAGATTCAACTCGAGCCATACGTAGAATATTCCATACTTATAAAATCGAAGATCTGATTGATACTGCACAGACAACTACAACCTATCGACTTCGGTGTTGCAGTATCGAGTCCATACTGAATACACGTTTGCGTGTCTACAACTCATATGGTCCACTGCCCTACTCCGAAATGGCAAAGCAAATTTACAGTGAATACTTTGGTCAGGAACTCAACAAAATACTATCACCTGAATATCGAAAGAAGTTTAATGTAGAGGACACCAAAGAAGGTTACACCTTGTCTATCCCAGGCATGCATCCTTATGATGCAATGAATATGCTTGCCAAACGATCTATAACACTCATTGATTCTACAATTCCAGGATCGCTGTTCTTTTTCTGGGAGACAACTCATGGTCACTACTTCCGTTCAATCGAAACCATCATGAGACGATATCAGGAACTGATGGAAGAAGGTACAACCAGTGACATTCCAAAGTATATGGTTAGACCTAAAAACTTACCTGATGAGAGCCAACCAACTTCTGGTAGGAATGACTTGGACTTTCAGACCATCGATGATTTCGAGCATGTAGTCTACTTTGACACACTTCACAATATGCATGAAGGAATGTACTCACGTAAACTAATCGGACACAATTTGCTTGACATGAAGGTAGAACAGCATGAGTATTTCTATGACAAGGAAGGTTTTGCCCAGGGTCACATGAAGAAGAATGCCATACTGTCATCAGTCAACTCGATAGGACTTGCCCCTCACGGAGCAGAGAAAAAGGGTGCTAAGCATAATAAGTTTGCCCATGTAGAATACTTTCCACTCAGTGGCTCAACCAGATACAACAATGCGGGTAAGTGGAAACTGAATCGGGGATCACAGATCGAGCAACTACAATCTATGCTCCTATCAATCACGATTCCTGGCGACGACAGAGTCGAGGCAGGGACCTGCATCAATCTAGAGTTGGCATCAAAAGTACCTTACACTGAGGCAACGAAGGAAGTTTTACGTTCAGGTGGTTACTTGGTAACCAGAGTAAACCATCACTTTCAAGGTGGCGACTACAAAATGAAATTAGAAGTTGCCAAGGAATCATATGAGATTCCTCTCAACAATCTGGTCGAGGAACCAAACCTCATGCAACAACTGCATCCTATCACACTTAAACCTTTGGCAGCAAATGAATCCAGTACACCCAAGTCAGTGCCTGGTAGAGCAAAGACAGTAAACTCTGATGAGTCTTCAACTGATCCCCAGTTTTATAGAATCTTCTCATACGCAGCAGACACTGACATTATACCTGTTGGCCCACGTAAAACTGAGAAGCAATCCAGTGATCAAAGGATTCTCGAACAATGATGTATCCTGAATGGAAATGGTGGGTAGGTGTAGTTGAGAATCGACAGGATCCTCTGAAGATGGGTCGTTGTCAGGTTCGTATAATGGGATACCATTCACCTGACCTGAAGAAAATGCCGACAGAGAGACTGCCCTGGTCAGTACCAATGGCACCCATAACTTCTGCATCTCAGACAGGGGTAGGTTGGTCACCAACTGGTCCAGTAGAAGGAACGCATGTCGTAGGATTTTTCCGTGACGGGGAAGATGGTCAGGAACCTGTGATGATGGGTACACTTCCTGGCATACCCAAGAAAGGTGGAGACAAAAAGGGTGGTCCATTCATGGACAATCGCTGGCGTACAGTTGAATCTATGTATGAGCCAGGTGGAGATGATGACGGATTTGTCAAGAATCTAAGTACGGGTCAGCCAGACATCGAAGGGGTGCTACCAAGACGACCTGCATCCTTTGTCTTTGCGCAAAAGGGTCAGCAGATCGATGCAAATGCTACGGCAGTTACTATCAACAATACATTCAAACTCTGGGAACTTGATCCGACACCTTACCCCAGCAAACGTCTCATTCAGATGCCAACGATACCACGAACGGCACTTGGATACGATGACCTCAGAGGTTCACACCAGTTTATTCAGGATCCAAGTGAACCGACTAAGTTGGTCGACAACTCCAACGTAGAAAAATCGCAGGTTTACATACGTGAAGGCATGCGTGGTGCGATAGGCCAGTTTGAGTTGGCAAGATCGCAGTCTCAAATGGGTAAACAACTGCCCAATAGTTTCCAAGAACCGACATCATTTTACAAGGCACGTTACCCTTACAATCACGTAATCGAAACTGAGTCAGGTCACCTGATCGAACGAGATGATACACCACAGTCAGAGAGACTTCTCTGGCAACACAGAACAGGTACGTTTACTGAGTTTGGCCCAACAGGTATTCGAATCGAGAGAACACATGGAGACAGATTTGATACGACAGTCGGAAACTCGCACGAAGGAGTAGTCGGTTTTAAGGCGATAACGGGTCAAGGTATTCATCTGAATGCGACATCATCAGAGGTTGTCATTAAAGGAACTGGCTCAGCAGAGATAAACTTTGAGACAACTACTGGTAATTTAAACGAAAATATTGGTGGGTTTGCCGTCAGAAATTCAAAGGGTTCTCTGTTCAATGCAGGCAAGTTCTTCGGAATCCGTGCTGATGTGGTAACTGCTACAACACCTGCAGGTGAGTTAATCTGGTCACAAGTCCCTGATCCTGAGGAGCCAAAGAACAACATTGGTAAGTTTGCTTTACGGACGAGAGTCGTGGAGTTTACAGGTGCCTCTGACATCTCTGGTGCCTCTTCGGGTAACATAAACTGGTCACCTAAAGGTGGTTTTCTGGTCAAGGGTGGATACAGTAAGGAGTTCTATACAAATGAGTTTATAGGAAATAATAGAACTCCTGGCACTGACTGGAATGCAAAAGAGATTGAAGCCATGATGGGTAACATCGTGCTCAAGGTAAATACAGGCAATCCAAAACTCGGTGCGATTGAGTTTGTGGTAAAACCTGCACCGATCCCTGACATGATTGACATGCCTACAAACCTGAATGCATTGACATTCTTGAAACTAAATCCGATAGCAACTCAGTCCATCATGATGCAGACACCTACGTTTATCGATACGACTGCTACCATCGCTACGTTTCACAAGACAGGTTTGGCACTTATCGACTATGGTGCCTTGGCTATGATAAACGCAAAACTCATGATGCTGGATTCTAACATGACTTTTATAGGTGGAGTAGGAGCATCTCCTGCAGTTCTTGGGGATCAGTTCGCTACTGAATATGCCTCGCACTTACACCTATCTCCAGCAGGACCGACTGGACCACCTACGACAGCAGCGAAGGTTATGACTCTGCTGTCTAAGAAAATTATACTGGGAGGATAATGGCATTAGTTCCAAGTTCATTCCAGGCAGGACTCGCTCCGTTGAATGCACCTCAACCATCAGGTGCGATTACTGCTCAGACGATTATGACAGCATTCAATACTTATGCACTTGCTGCGCAGAATGTAATGGGACTTCCGACTTTGGCAATGCCAGGATTTTCAGGTGGGATGTCATCGCTTCAGACTGCGATGTCTGCCCCAGTCCCGTCAGGTGCCATCGCTGCTACGAATATTGCGACAGCAATAAATACAGCATGGATGTCTTTACAGACACAGTTTCAGACTGGGCCACTGGTTGCCAATATGGCATCGCTACAACAGCAACTGAGTGCATCAATGACAGCACCAGTTCCAAGTGGCCAGATTTTTATTATGAATCTAGTAACTGCCGTTCATGCATATTGCATGACGTCAACAATAACAGGGGTTATTCCTGGCACACCACCAGTCCCCTTTACAGGACCACCACTTTGATATGATTAAAGACGAAAAAGCAAAAGAAGCAGATGACGCATTAATCAATGCTCCATCGAATGCAGTTGATACCCGTATACGACTTTTAAAGGAGGTTGAATCATTACGTGAGATAATGATGACACCCAACACGGACAACTTTTCCACAACAACTGGGCGATCTCTAATGTATGCCCCAGACTCAGGAAACCTGCACGAGACTTGTTCTTTCTTGGGTAAACTCAACTGTATTTACATGGGGTATCCAGACTTTCATTTACTTGAGTACAATCTTGGTGCTGTAGCAAACTTCCTTGCTGTACCAGATATTGCGGCGAGTACAAATCGTGATCTGTCAGTCATGGTCGTAACCTTAGATGGTACGACAGAGGTTCAGATGAGTAATGAACTTGGGGCAGGCAGAACGATAAATGGCAATACATTCTCAACTTACATTGGTGATTACTACATAGCACAGAACTATGAGAATCACAATATCTATAACATCGATGACGATGTAGGTGTGTTTATTTCAACAGCACCTTACTTTCCTGCCAATCTTATTAACGGATCAATCGCTCCCAAACCTGAGGACGGAGACTACCAACCTCCCTCAGCACTGAGCGATACAAGGTTTGATTTTCGACTGGCAAATAACGGACTCACTGTCACAGACATCTACATACCTCAGGTGATTCATCAGATCAAAATCAACTCAGTTACAAATGACGCATCGTTTACTACGACAGAGGTTTTGCTGAGTGGTGACCAAACTATGGTTTTGGATACAGTCTCAGTTGTCAATACGACAGCCATGTCAGTTGACGTAATCTGTGTTGAGAAAATCGAACGTGGAAATACAGGTTTCCAAGTTGCCGACAAAGTACAGGGATTGTCTTCAGGTGCCTTTGGTTACGTAGGTAGTGTGAATACTTCCTTTCGTTGGTCCCTCTCAGAAGAGGGTGCGATACTGAATGACGAACTCACTGCTACGATAGAAGGTTACTCTGATCAGGAAACTTTTAGTCAGTTGTACGGAACGATGAACCTTGTCAGTTACACTCCCCCTGACGGAGACCTTTTTCCTGCTAAGATAACCATGCACCACAGTTTAGCTGATGGTGTAGCAAATAGCAAGGACGGAGTTAACTATATTGGAACTAACGTAAATCTTGACAACCTTGGACCACCTATTTTTGGGAAGACAATACCACTGCGCAGATGGAAAGATCATGATGATGCAAACCCTGCCCACACAACAGGGTTACTTGCCATTGTCACAGCACGTGGTCTTCAAATGAATATGGACTGGTTCGTAGCAAACAATCGACATGAAGGTGGACTGAATAGCGATGAAATCACGAAAATGGATAACGCCACTTGGGTTCCGTATCTGGGTTGGGCAGCAAATGCTGACTTCGATATTGTCCGAGCAGCAAGACCTGCAGACTTCAGATCAAATACGGCAAATAGTGGAACAAATCAAATACAGTACTACTCGGACAGAACTACTGGTCCAAGGTTGGACGAGCACTACCCTTACATAGAGAATAATCCTTTTTACCCAGCAGGGGTTGATGATCCTGCTGATGAGTCTATGCCATATCCTGGGATCTATGTGCACTGGGACGATGGGGCAAATAATGTTGCCTACGTTGTTCACTCACAGTTACGTTGGCAGTATCAACCTAATCCTTTCTTAGCTGGTTATGACACCAACAATCCCAACTTAGAGTCGTTTACTGCATCAGTTCCAGGATACTTCACAGGTCCCCAGGATGGTACGGCAAGAGAGTTTGATATACAGACACTGAATCAGATGCGAGCACCTGATGCTATATCTGCTGGTCTGCAGAGACTGATCGCAGGTAAGTATGATCAGCATGGTGCAAATACAGGTGACTTTACTTACAATCGAGACAACGATGCTACTGGTCCCGTAAGTGCCAAGTTTACTTCATGGTACGGATCAGGGACAAACTCATTTACAGTCCCTGCATCAGTGAGTAGTACTCAACCTCCACTTTTGGATGGGAACGTAAGTCAGTATTCTGGCTATGTTTCACAGACCATAACAAACGGCAGTACTTCTCAACCTTCGTTTACTCATGCTACAGGAGACTACTACATCAAGCAGGTCAACCTTTATGGACCTCGAATCTGGAAACTGACAGCAACATACAATCAGGTCAATAATGGTGACGGAACATTTGACCACCAGTTGGTTTGGGATTCAGAGGAGTACCAAAATGAGATCAACTCTTTCGGTAAACTTTTTGACAGTAATGATTTTACGGCAGTTGCTGATGTGATGAAGACAAGATTAGAAAGTATAGCTCAGTCAGTTGAGGTAGTTTCTGGTCAGAATGTATTCAGCATCAGACCTGATGGGCACTGGCATTTGTACTTTGATTCGTCTTCAGTAGTTGGCGAGGCGAACAATCGACCAGGATATACAACTTACGATCACGGACTTTATGCTGGTGATCAGTCTATAGATTTGGACAGGGCAGTTTACTCTTTTGTCCTGAGCCAGATGGAGCCACTGAGAACTACACGAACTGAGTGGGAAAATCAGATGAGTTCCTTTGGATTGTTCAAGGGAACTAGCAGTTTTACATTTAATTTTACATATGATACTGAGACTATCTACAATGCTCTGACTCGCATACGTGATGCGACAAACGAGTGGAAGTATAGTTTCAATCAACGGATTGGATATCCAGTTACAAATACTCATACGTTCTCTCATGGGAATGATGCGAGTGGATACTCCAAGGAACTTTATGACTTCGCTGGAATTTTAACTGGCGATGCAATCGGTACATTGAAAGCAGCAGGAAATGCGATTAAAAATCTCGACCTCATCTACGACGACGTACGAAGGAACAGAATCAAGTACAGGGTATACTCCTGAGAAACTTGACCACGTCCCTGAAGACTTCCGAAAAGAAAAACCTTTTGTGGAAGATAAGTGGACGTTTCCTAAGCACTGGGCAGAGCATCAAAAAAGTGCTGATGCTCTTAAGGAAACTGCAAAGGAACTGCAGGATAGTATAGCAGAACTTGAAGAACTTAGACAGAAAGTGACTGAAAGTGGCTGATGATAAATGGCAGTCTCTAACTTTTGAGACCAACAACCAACGATCGATTAAGACTTTTCTTAAAGACATCGATGGTTGTATAAAGGTCGTCAAACAGTTAGCTCAACTAGCACAATCGAACGTAGCATTCTTACAACTTCTCCTGACAGGATTGGCAAATCCTTTTTTCATTGCCATCCAAGTTTTATGTCAGGCGATCGAGGACTACGTCAACTCTCTGTTTAACGTAGGCATCTACTACATGATTGTGCACTCAGGGAATACTGATCTTGAGAGAGTTGCGAAATTCAAAGAGACTGCTGGGTTTGCATATCCTGGTCAGTTGGTAAATGACATTATGGAAGTTGAGGACAACTCCGTTGCTTATGAGATGTTACAAATGGCAATGCGTATCAATTCTGCCCTGCCTGATTCACAAAAGGTCAGAGATGCAGAACGTGCACGACGACCAAAGTATTTGTCAGAGCAGTTCCTTAAGCCATATGAAATCGCAGGTACACAGTATGTTGAGGAAGTACAGAAAAAGACAACCCTAAGATTGAGTCCATCAGAAAAGAAAATTATACGTCTCCGATACATTTACAATGAGATCAAGGATGATAAGTTTTTACTTGAAGGATTTAGAAATAAGTACGGAGCAAGGGCAGAAGCAGTCATAGGTGAACGTGAAGGTAGGATAGCACCATTTTCACCTGATCCTTACAACAACGATGGAGTTCTTGGTACAACTGCACGATCAGCACGTTACCTCAGTGATTCAGGTTTGGCGTACATCGGTAAAAAGTCTGAGACACTTGGACTTACTCAGTTAACTCCATCAGACGTACTTGACGCCATGGCAAATGCTCTTAATGATAAGGGTGATTTTAACAGACCTGGTGCTCCACTTTTTGAACTGCATACATCAGATAAAAAGGAAGACAGAGCAGAAGTCAGAATCAAGAAACCACAGGAATACTTTTTCGCTCGATCACAAAAACAGCAGTTCGAGGCAATCCTGAAAAATACTGCTGCGCAGAACAAGGGACAGGTTCAGGCAAAACTCGATGCAGTTAACGCAGCATTGCAGACAGTTGAGAATGATACTGAGACAGTATATGGTGAGGTAGGTAGACCAAAACGTGATAAGTATGGCCGACCAAAACTTTTCGGATACAATGCAGGTGGCACAGCAGGTACACCTTTTGGTGGCGAAGACTTCGGTTTCTTTAAGTCAGTAAGTTATGAAGACTCACTTGACCAGGAACTTGACAGTGGATTTACAAAATACACAGGTGCAATTTTTTATGTTGGTTCACCAACGATCGACGGCATACCACTTCAAGTTTTAGAGTTACTTGGCAGAGTTTTCAATGGGTTTGATAAGCATTTCAATGATTTGACAAATCGCCTGACAATGGCATTCAATGAGCATACAAAGTCTAGGTCAATTCATCTACGCAATGTATGTCAAGTCGTACAGAATAAGACACCATCAGGTGCCGCAGCAACTAATCCAACGATACCAAAGGCAAAGGTAACTGAGACTTACCATAAAATAGAAGATGGCTCCATTCTGATCGGAGAGAAAAGTAAAAATACAGTTATTGTACTTGAGAATGAGAGAACAGAAAAAGAGAATATCGTAGCAGTTGACGACAGGGGAAATGTATACAATCCCTATGCTACGTTGACAAATACGATGGAGAACAATAAGAAGTCCATCGGCAATGAGACGACTGGTCAGTTCAATACACCTGAGACTGACGGGACTGGTTCGATTGAGTTCCAAGACAAAGAAGAGTCTGCTTACTCTGCACAGAGATTGAAGATTATGCCCTACACAAATGCACAGGGTCAGGGCAAATACGAACTCATAGAGGGCATGCCTTTTCAGCCAGGTGAGTTGGTTTACGTAGCAGTTGAGGATGGTGATGGTACAATCGCACCAAACAAAGAGATCGTTGGTGGTGGCACTAAGTCTTCAGTCATAGGTACGTTTAACACAGAAATAGGTCAGTTTGCTGAGTATGATTTTCCACCTTCAGTTGCACCAGACTTCTCCCCGAAGATTTCAGTGGCTGAGTTCTTCCCTGATTTTGCTTTCGCAGTGCGGAACACTATACTGGGATTTACGCAGTTCCTTCGGGGTCTTGCAAAAGGTGGTGCCAATGCCCTATCTGAAATCGTGCAGTTACTTGATGATGTCATTCGATTTCTCAAGGATTTAGAGAAAGGTATCGTAAGGTTTCTTGAATGGTTGCAGTCTCTTGCAGCATTGGCTGATGCTGGCATCTATGCTGTAACTTTTTCTGCCAATGGAAAAAGAGGTTTACAGAAAAAGTTGGAAGATTTAAAGACTGCTGATGGTGCACCTCCGAAACATATGCAGTATTCCTTTGCTGTCTTACTGCTCGGTGCTACGTCAGACTTCAATGCCTTTATCAGTTTTCTGAATACAAACCAGGCATTCAAAAATTTCGAGGATGCTAGATCGAAGTACGGAGCATTACTGGAGAAGTCACTTAAAGGTTTTGAGAAAGATATCAAAGATCAGTTGGGTGAGGCACTCAGACGAGGCAGACACTTTCAGTCCATGTTCCAAGGTGATATGGAGAGGAACAGTGATATTGGCAAGGATCTGATGGTGCTACCAGGAGACTTGGGTGACAATCTGTTAGCTAATGTAGATACTGAGTTTGGTGGTACTGATAAGTTTGATAGAGGTGGCACAGGAAAAGAGGGCAGTGGTGGTTACCTTTCAGAGACAGCAGGTGAGAATGATGGACTGTCAGGTCAGCAGGCATTACGTGGACCAGATGGAGTACTGACTGACAATATACTTGATGCCAGTTACTTTGGATTTGATACGAATCAGATGAGATCAAGTTCAAATAAGTTGCAGTTCTTCTGGAAATTTGAGGTAGAGAGACTAGCCAGATTAGACGAGATAAATCAAGATATCAGGGCATATCGTTTGCACTGGGCACAGGCAGAAAAGGATGAGTTTGAAAATGTGTCATACAAACGACTCGAGGAAATTTTTACTTGGATCGATGGGTCAAACTTTGATGTAGGTGTAGACAATGCTATTCCACTCGAAGTGGAAGTTGCAGTTGGAGCAAACAGCATTCCAAAGGGAACGACTCATGTTCTTTTATGCTCAGTTGCTCAGGTCATGAATGTATTTGGTTTTCCAGATGCAGGTTACGGATTGATTGAGTCTGAGATCGTTCATACGATTCCAATTACAGTTACTCTGCCAACTGCACCAGAAGTTATAGTAGACGAAAACGTATCTTCTGTCTCTATCGGCGAAGGTTACATTACTAATCTTACTTTCACGATCGAGGATAAAGATGAGTCAGGCAGTGAAGGTACTTCTACTGTACTGGGTTATAGATTATTCTGGGGAGATGAGTTTGGTAAGGATATCACGACTGATCCTTACGCCAGTTACATTCTGCCCGCAGATGGTGGCATCATGAACATCAGTCTACAAAATGTCCAGTTAGACTTGGGCACATACTCTAACATAGAAAACCTTTTGATCTACGCAGAAAATCAGAATGGTTTGTCGCCAGTTGTCCAGTACAACCTGGGTAAAATTACTGCACCTCGAGTTGGTGCTACTGGAGCAACCTTCACAGATACAAATGCAAGCAGATACAAAGTCTCAGGTGATCTCAAGATCGACAGGGGTGTGGGTCACGTATCTCAGTTTGGTATTGATGATGTCTACAGAGTTTTC